GGAGATGACCCTAATATATCAGTAGTGCTATATCTTAATGATAATTATGAAGGTGGAGAAATTAATTTTCCAAATCAAGATATAACTATAAAGCCAGAAGCAGGAAGCATTGTAATATTTCCATCTGTGGAGCCCTACTACCATCAGTCTTTACCAGTTATTTCTGGAATTAAATATATGTCTCCTGGATTTTGGCGTAAAACCCAACAAGGTGGTATAATTTAAAAATGGCCACTATTTCAAATGATAAAAACTGGAGATTTCCAGATTACACAGACTCCCCAGACATCCCAAGAGACATTTCATATTTAGCTGCTGATATTTCTGAATATATTGACAATCATCCTGGTCCAACTGGCGCAACTGGCGCAACTGGCGCAACGGGGCCATCAAACGTTTTATCTGTAGGAACAGTAACAACTGGAAACGCAGGCTCATCTGCCTCAGTTACAATTGCGGGCACATCGCCAAGCCAAACAATAAGTTTTACAATTCCTCGTGGAGATACTGGTGCAACTGGCTTAACTGGCGAACAAGGAATTCAAGGCGTACAAGGTATTCAAGGCGAACAAGGTATTCAAGGACTTAAAGGCGACAAAGGAGACACAGGAGAAACTGGAGCAACTGGTGCAACTGGACCAACTGGGCCACAAGGTGAACAAGGTATCCAAGGCATACAGGGAATTCAAGGAGAACAGGGAACTGGTGTTAATATACTTGGCTCTTATGCAAACTTAACAGCGCTACAAGCAGCACATCCTACTGGAAGTCCTGCAGATGCATATTTAATTAATAATGATTTATATGTTTGGTCACAATCAACATCTTCTTGGATAAATGTTGGAACAATAAGAGGTCCACAAGGAGATCAAGGAATACAAGGTATTCAAGGACTTAAAGGCGACAAGGGAGACACAGGAGATACTGGTGCAACTGGCGCAACTGGTCCGCAGGGTCCGCAAGGAGAACAAGGCATACAAGGAATTCAAGGTATTCAAGGAGAAACTGGTTTAACTGGAGCAACTGGAGAAACTGGTGCAGCTGGACAAGATTTAGTTTCAGTATTTACAATTGCACAAAAATCTTCATCTTACACAATAGTATCTTCAGATCTTGGAAAGCTAATAGAAATGTCAAGCGGAGGAACTATAACCGTACCGACAGACTCAGAGATATTTGCCGTAGGATCAACAGTTGATATTGTTCAAACTGGATCTTCACAAGTTACAATTGCAGGAGATACAGGTGTTACTGTTAATGCAACTCCTGGATTAAAATTAAGATCACAATGGTCATCTGTAACATTAATAAAAAGAGGAAATAATCTTTGGGTTGCACTTGGCGATTTGAGCGCCTAAAATGCCAAAATCAAGTCGTGGTAGACACGGAGTAAGAAAAACTTCAGTTCCAAATATTACTGGACAATCTTATACTACTACGCAAACATATTTAACAAATTTAGGATTTATATACATACAAACAACCACAGATACAAATACAGAATCAAATAATTTAGTAATATATTCACAAGGATTAACTAGCGGATCAGTAGTACCACTTGGAACACCTATACCATTTCAGTATTATGTTTATGTCCCACCATTCTTTCCACCTTTCTTTCCACCTTTCTTTCCACCTTTCTTTCCATTTTTCCCACCAGCCTTTCCTTTCTTCCCAGATTTTCCACCATACGTCCCACCAGTTGAGCCAATCCCACCATTCTTCCCATTCTTCCCATTCTTCCCACCAGCATTTCCATTCTTTCCATATTTTGCACCACCTTTCTTTCCATTTTTTCCACCAGCATTTGGTCCATACTTTACAAGATGCGTAGATGGAGATACCTTAATACTAACTAGCAATGGTCCAAAAAAAGCTAGAGATATTAAAATTGAAGATGTGCTTTTAACAGTTAATTTAGAATCATTAACCGAAGAATCAAATGCAACTCCATTACAAATTAATGTGCAAGATTTGAAGTTAAATAATTTAGTACATACTAAAGTTACAAATGTAATTGCTTCTAATAAAGTGGAAAGAGTATATTTTAACAACGATAAAACAGCTCAATTTACTGAAACTCATCCAATATTCGTAAAACGCAATAACGAGTATCGTGTAGTCGAAGCAGGCACAGTTCAAGAAGGAGATTTTTTAATAACTATTAATCCAGATGAATTATCAGAAAATTTAGATATTAATAAAATTATATCAGAAACAGTGGTCACTAAGGTAAATAAAAATATTTTAAATCTTGAAAAAGATGTTTATACATTTAGCTGCGATCCATACAATTGGTATTTTGCAGGAAATATATTAACACACAATAAATAATCAGGGGATAAACGGTAAAATGTCATATAAGATTAAAATATTAAAAGACCATCCAGTTGGATTCTGGCAACTAGATGACGTTGCAGTAAATCCAACTTTTGACTTTACTGATATTTTAGATAAATATGATACATACCAAGATCTTCTAGATGCGTATGAAGAATATGGAAACATTAACTATTTAGCAGAAGACAGTTCTGGATGCTCTAATTTTGGTTTATATGTAGGAGACTTTAATAATAATCCAAAACATTTTCCTTTATCTCCAAGCGGTAATCATTCTATAGAAATTACATCCTCTAAAAGCATAGAATTTCCAATTGTTAATAGTTATTATAAAAACAATGCTCCTGGAGGATTTGGTACAATTTATTATGGAGATAATGATTTTACACTAGAATGCTGGATGTATCCAGAAATAAGTACAGACTCTTTAACTACAATATTAGGAGACAGTACAAAAAATGTTGGAATATTTTATGAAAATGGAAACATAATTTTTAAACTAGGTCAAGAAATTTTAGAACATACTTTACCATTTATTAATAAATCTATACACATAGCCTGCGTGTATTCAGTCACAGAAGCTCACATATACATAGATGGTAATCTTTGTGTAAGTAAATTAATATCATCTAATCCATTTACAAACAATGAAATATTATTAACTTCTGGACCTACATCAGACTCAGACGATAAGTTTTTAATAGATGACGTAGCGGTATATAGATACGGGCTGCCTTATGTAAAAATACTAGATCACTATTCTAATCATAGCCATACTAATCCTTCTCAAATATCTCAAACAGATAATGGAGAATTTTTTGAATTTTATGACACCGATATAAGTAAAGTTTTTACATATTCTTATCCTTTTAATAGAACATGGGAAGAATTAATAACAGACGATTTATATTATGATCAAACAAATAAGTATATTCAAATTAAAAAAGGCGAAACTCTTGATAGCAAAACAGTTATATTGACAGATACTATATATTTACCAGCGGCGACAATTATGGATTCTTCAAAAATAGAATGGTTTGCGGATAATGGGATAACTGTTCAAACCAGTACAGACGGAATAAACTATAGCGCATGTGTAAATGGAGAATCTATTCCACAATACAAAAGTTCAGAATTTAGTAGCAGTAAGGTTTTAAATATAAAAATAATAATGTCTTCTGGAAACATATCTAAGTATCTACCAAAATTATATAATTTAGATATTAGTTTTTATAATAATCAAATAATGTATTCTAAAAATGGATCAAGTTATTTATCAAAAATTCAAGGCCTAGATTTTTATTTAGGTAAAGATGTGTATTCAATTGTAAATAGAGATCCGAGAAACGGGGCATTGGTCCCAGAAAACTCTGGATTTAAAATTAATCTTTCTGAATTAAAGCAGTCTATAGAATTTTTTTATACTCCCTATTCTTTAAACAAAAGCCTACTTGTTAGCTCTATTGTAAACGGAGTAGGAGCGGCTAGCGAATATTCATGGAATACAAATGGGTCAATTAATAAAACAAATATAGCCTCTATATATGTTAATGGGGTAGATGTATCTTCCCAAACCCTAATATCTAATATATTTAAGGTAAATGATATACACCATGTCGTTATTAATTTTACAGCTCCAATATATGGGGAAGTTACAGTAAATTATAAATCCTCTGGATCAGTTAAATCTTTATATCAATATATGTCATTTTATAAGGAATTGCTAGACTATAATAAGATTATTAATCATTATGATTTATATACCTCTAGGCAGTCCTATCAAACCAGCGGATCTTCCATAACCTTGTCCGAAAATTCAATAAACCTATATAATAATGACTGGCTTGTGATACAAAACTCATAATCCTGTCAATTGTCTTGACAAAATATGGACTTTAACCACAAGTAATGGTAGAATTAATACCTAATGGATATTAAAAATGTTAATCAAAAAGTAATAGAAGAAACAACTTTAGGAATATACGTATGGGAAATGCCAGACGGAAGATGGATTGGCGATGACGATGGAAACTTTTTATCAATAACAGCTAAAAAAGGTAATCGATCAAAGATAGATTTATTGGCTAGAGAAGTAAGATCATTTGGAATATACGAAGGCCAACCTAAATTTTTATCAGGCAGACGTAAAATCGATGATGAAGAATTTGAACATCAAAAACAAAGATTAGATTGGGGTCTAACACCAGATCCACTAGATATCGGCGTATACAAAGATTCAATTAAAAATGGAGGAAAGCCTTAATGGAATTTATTAATGATGATACAGAGTTTGTTCAAAATATAGATATATCAAATTCTGCTGATTGGGCAAGATTTAATAGCAAAGAGGTTGTAGTAGATAATGACCCATTTAATATCGGAGAATCAGAATTAAAAAAAGTTAATGGCCTTAGCACTAATTTTAAACGAAAAATGTCTAGAGAGTTTTCAAAAAGATTTATTGGTCAAGACGGAACTGGAACGCAACAAAATTTATTGCAACAGGCAGTTACTGGATATGCAATGTTCGATTTGGTTCAACCAGTCTATAACCTAGAATACCTTTCAAAAATTTATGAAATATCACCGTACAACTACGCAGCAATTAATGCAAAGGTTGCAAATATTGTAGGACTTGGGTATACATTTATAGAAACAAAAAAAGCAAATGATGCTTTAGACAATATTTCAGACGACAAACAATTAGATAGAGCACGTAGAAAATTAAACAAGCTTCGCCAAGATTTAGATAATTGGCTAGAAGAAACAAATGAAGAAGAAACATTTACAGAAACATTAATTAAAGCCTATACAGATTTAGAAGCTACGGGTAATGGATTTATTGAAATTGGTAGAACTACTTCAGGAAACATAGGATATGTCGGACATATCCCAGCTAAGACCATGCGTGTTCGTCGTTTGCGTGATGGATTTATTCAATTGTTATACGGAAAAGCCGTATACTTTAGAAATTTCGGTGATCAAGAAACTCCTAATCCAATAGCCGACGGAACAGATAGACCAAATGAAATTATTCATTTAAAGAAATATACACCAATGAACAATTACTATGGCTTGCCAGATATAGTCGCAGCACAAACATCAATGGCTGGCAATGAGTTTGCTGGTAAATATAATTTAGATTATTTTGAAAATAAAGCAGTTCCAAGATATATAATTACTGTTAAGGGCGCAAAGCTCTCACCAGAATCTGAAAGAAAACTATTGGAGTTTTTTCAAGTAGGGCTAAAGGGTAAAAATCATAGATCTCTATATGTCCCACTTCCACCAGATAGCCCAGACTCAAAAGTTGAATTTAAAATGGAGCCAATTGAGGCAAACTCTCAAGAGTCTTCATTTAATGTTTATCGTAAATCAAATAGAGATGAAATACTATTAGCTCATAGAGTTCCTATAAATAAAATAGGGGTTCCAGAGGGAATTAGTTTGGCGTCTGCTCGTGATGCAGATAAAATGTTTAAAGAGCAAGTATGTAGACCAGCACAAGATATTTTAGAGAAAAAATTAAATAGAATTATTTCAGAAAAAACAGATGCATTAATGCTTAAATTTAATGAATTAACTTTAACAGATGAGGACACTCAGTCTAAAATTGATGAGCGATATTTAAGAATGCAAGTAATTACCCCAAATGAAGTTAGAATTAGAAAGGGCATGGTTCCTAGGGATGGCGGAGATGATGTCGTTGATTTAAAAGCACAGGGAGCGGCAGAGCAAAGAGCCCAGGCTGGTAATTCAAGACAAAGAACTCAGGAGAGATCTGCAAATTCTCCCGATATTTCTGGGGAGGCCAGAAATCCAAAAGGTGAGGGTAGAACCACAGCTTAATTATTAGGCAACTAGTTATTTGCCTTTTTATGTATACAAAGATAAAATTAAGCATATGAATATCGAAAAATCTTATTGGTCCAGTAATGGCGATGATATTAGTTTATCTATTCCTTTCACAAAAGTCAATCGTGAAAAGAGAACAGTTTCTGGTTTTGCAACACTAGACAACATTGATCAAACAGGAGATGTTGTAACCGCAGAGGCAAGCTTAAAAGCTTTTGAAGGTTTTAGAGGCAATATCAGAGAAATGCATTCATCCAATGCAGTTGGTAAAATGGTTTCATTTAGACCAGAAACTTATTACGATACAAAATCAGGTGAATTTTATAATGGAGTATATGTAGATGCATACATATCAAAAGGCGCACAAGATACCTGGGAAAAGGTTTTAGACGGAACTCTTCAAGGATTTTCAATTGGCGGAAAGATTGTAGATTCAGAAAACGAAGTAAATAAGTCTACAGGAAATCCAGTAAGATTTATTAAAGAATACTCATTGATAGAACTATCAGTTGTAGATTCACCAGCAAATGAATTATGTAATATTTTATCTATTCAAAAAATGAATGGACAATTAATTTTTAAAGGAATAGCAGCAGATACCATTACGGAAAATATTTTTTATTGTGAAGATAGTGATTCCGTATTTATGTCAACAGAAGCAACCTATACCTCACCAGTAACTGGCAAACTAGCAAGTTTAATTGGCTGGGTAGAAACTAACGATGTTAACAAAGCAAAAGAAATAGATAAAATTCTTGCTTCATTTAAGAAGTCAAGATTTACGTTGCCTGAAACACAAATAGCAAAACAGGCAAACGCAAAAGGAGGTAATGAAGTGTCAGAAAACACAGAAACAGTAGCAGTTGAAGAAACTGCTCCAGTAGAAGTTTCAATCCCTGCAGAAGCAGTAATTGAAAAAGCTGTTACAGAAGATGTAGTAGCAGATGCTTCTGCCGAAATCGTTGAAAAAGCAGCAGACGTCTCAGAAGTCGTCGTTGATGAACCTGATTTTGCAAAAATGTTAGGTGACCTAAAAGGCTTTTTCTCAGAAACTCTAAGCAAGGCTTCAGAAGCAAATGCAGCACAAGTTACAACTATTAAAGAAACAGTTGAATCTTTTAGCAAGAGCGTAGAAGCCAGAATATCAGAGTTGGCAGAACAACACTCAGAACTCAACAAAACTGTTGAGAACATCAAAAACACGATTGATGGTGTAGAAAAGCGTGTCGATGCAGTAGAATCAGAGACTGCAATTAAGAAGTCCTCAGACCTTGGCGGGTCTCAGGAAGTAAAAATCCAAAAATCAAAATGGAATGGTTCTTTCCTCGGTTCCGTAAACGAACTATTTAAATAAAGGGTAGGTAAACAAATTATGAGCAATGAATTATTAGAAAAGGCAATTGCAACTGGCACAACAGCCACAGGCACTTTCGCTTCAACAACTGGAGGAGAGGGAATTCACACAGGGTCAGAAAGTGGCAATGGTGGATTACTTAATCCAGAACAATCAGCTCGATTTCTAGACTACATGTTCGACGCAACCGTAATTGGTAAAGTCGCACGTACCGTTAGAATGAAATCTGATACAACTGAAATTGATCGCATGGGCGTAGGCGAAAAGCTTATGAAGCTTGCGACAGAAGGAGATGACGCAAACAGTGGCAACTCTGCTGTGACATTCTCAAAAATTTCTTTGACAACAAAGAAGTTACGTCTAGATTGGGAACTTTCAACTGAGTCTCTAGAAGACAACATTGAAGGTGCAGATCTAGAAGATCATATTGCACGTCTGATGGCAACACAGGCTGGTAATGATATTGAAGACTTGGTTCTTAACGGAAACACAGCTCTATCATCTGATCAACTTTACAAAGCATTTGACGGAACAGTTAAGCTTGCAAAAGCAAACGGTCACGTAGTAGATGCAGGTGGAGCCGCAATTAGTCGTGCTACATTTAATAGCGCATTAAAGGCACTTCCACGTAAGTACAAGCAACGTCGTACAGACCTTCGCTTCTTGTCAGGTTCAAACTTGATTCAAGATTACTTATACTCAGCATCATTACTTGGTGCAGATGGATCAGCTAACCCACAAGATATCGCTTCAAGCGTTATCCGTGGAGGCGTACAGCCACTAGGCGGTCCAGCAGGATACGTAGCACCTTTCGCATTTGGTATTCCAATTGTTGAAGTTCCGCTACTAAGCGAGACACAAACTGGCTCATACTCAGGAGCAACAGGATCACACGGTGACGTCCACTTGACATTCCCAAATAACGTAGTTATTGGTATCAAGCGTGATGTAACTGTATACCGATTCTTCTGGCCAAAGAAGGACTCAATCGAGTACACAATGTATACTCGTGTTGGCGTTCAAATTGAGCAAGCAGACGCTTGGGTAGTAGTAAAGAACGTTAAGATTGCTTCCTAATTAGGAATTAGTCTAAATAAAAGCCCCCAATTAATTTTGGGGGCTTTTCATTTGAATTTAGTAATGATATAATTAAAGAACTAGACTAAGGAGAATATATGTCATTTGAGACATTAAAACTATCTGAAATAAAAAAAATAGCCGAAGACTTTGGCGTAGACATACAAGCATTAAAAAGCAAGAACGATATCATTGCATCATTAGCTGAAGAAGGCGTGACATGGTCAATATATCAAAAGACTATTAAAGACATAGACGACAATAAAGAAGAGATTGAAGTTTTACCAAGATTTGATGCTAAAAAGAGTCAAGACAAAGATTCAGTTTTAGTTAGAATGGAAAGAGCAAATCATAGATACGATGCTATGGGATTTACATTTACAAGTACACACCCATTTGTAGCAATGTCTGAAGAACAAGCTCAAGAAATTTTTGATAGGGAGGAAGGTTTTAGATTAGCCACACCAAAGGAAGTTCAAGACTTCTATAACTAATCTAAGCCTTTTAATATGGCAGAGATATTAATTAATTCACAATCACCGATTGTCCATCAGATCTTTTGGAATGGTGACATTGCAGATGCTGACGCCTTGCCTGTTGTAAAAATATATGACGTAACGCTAGATGCAACAATTAGTCCTGCCGTACTATCAACAACCGTACTTAACACAATAACTTCTACCCTAGACGAAAATAATCCTGGAACATATTATGTTAACGTCCCTTATGCTCTTACAAATAGAAACAAGACATTAAAGGTTAGTTGGGAATACTCCGTGGGAGGAGTGGCGGTAGTAAGAACAGATGAGATACAAGTAATAACTCCATACGTAGATTTTAACTATATTCAAGATCTTGGATACAGCACAGATTCTTCAGACCCATCATATAAGTCTTACAAGGAATTAATTAGAGCAGAAAGATATGCTCGTAAGCAAATAGAGCAATACACAGGTCAAAAGTTTTATCTTTATGATGAAACTGTAATGGTATATGGGCATGAGTATGATACCCTTCCTCTACCAGCTAAAATAAATAAGTTACACACTTTGTCCGTAAACGACATATTGCTTTTAGATAACATCAACAATATTGACAACTGGAACTTTCCAGTTCAAATTTCTGAAAGCGGATATGGAATTAGAATTAATAGAGCAGGAATTGTAGACAATACCGTATACACTGCTAATGGAATGGTTCCTCCAAGCATTCACGATTATTCAGGAGTGTTTAACTCTGGAGTTCCCTACAAAGTATTTGCAAGATTTGGCTGGGAAAAGGTTCCTGAGAACGTAGAATTAGCAACAGCTGAATTGATGAAAGATTATTTTTCTAAAGATACTGTATGGCGCAACAAGTACGTAAAGTCTATATCGACATTTGACTGGGACTTTGAGTACAGGGGAGATGCCTACACTGGCACAGGTAATGCCCTAGCAGATAATCTTTTAGCCGAATATGTCTTAACAATTAAAGCAGAGATTATATAATGAGTAGCATCGTAGACTCTGTCTTGTCTATGAATTTAGATGTTTATAGACAGTCTGAAATTCAAAATGAAGATACGGGCGCAATTGTAAAAGAATGGAATTACTATAAAACAATTGCATGTCACGCAAAGGGTGTAATCAGCAACTCTGCAACGACTCGTTCTAGCGACAAACAAATATTTTCAAACAAGTATTTAAATGATCAAATCATCCAGGTAAGAACTTCTGAAAAATTAACGGCCAGAGAAAAAGTAACCAACATAAGAGATGTTGAGGGTAACACAATCTGGAATGAAATTAATTATCCAAACGAGACCCCAACAGTATTTGAAGTAATGGGAACAACACCAATGACAGATCCATTTGGAAGAGTGATTGCTTATAACTCATCCCTAAAGAGATCGGAGAATCAGCAAATTGGAATCTAACGCAATGCTTCTCCAGGCTGCTTCTGGTCTTGAGAGATTAATGTATAATAAAAATCCAAAGGGCGCCATTAATGATAGTAATGTGGCGCAAATATCAGCAGCCTTATATTACCAAGCTAATGTAATAGCCAAACTAAGTAATAGCAAAAAGTTTAAAAATTCTTTTAAAAAAATAGTATTTACTCAAATAGAAAAAGATTTTGGAAATTATATAGATGCTCAGGCAAGAACAAAGCCTAAATCATTTCACCATGTATATGAATGGAAAAAGTCTGGAAATAAGAATGCTAGATTATTTAAGTTAACATCTATAGATTCTGAAGGAATATCGTTTAAAATTGATTTTGAATTCCTTATGTCTAAGTCATTAGTCCCAGCATCAAATAGTAAACGTAGACATGTATTTGCAGCAAAAGCTTCTATCATGGAAGCTGGCATGCCCCTTAAAATTGCTCCACGCCATTCTGAGAGGTTAGTATTTGAAGTTGATGGTAATACAGTGTTTATGCCTAAAGGTGCCTCAGTGACCGTTAAAAGGCCAGGAGGAACTAGTGTAATGAATCAATTTAAATTACAATATTCAAGATTCTTTAGTGGGGAATTGGTAAATAGTTCTATTAAAAAATCTGGATTTAAAGAACTATTTAATTCAGAGTCACTAAGGGCTCTAAGAATTCCAGCCACAATCAGAACAGTTAAGTACTCATTTTCTCCAAATTTAATTAGATCAATGGCGGACGCAGCATCAGAAAAAGCATTTGGAGCGTCAATGATATGACAGCCAATTTTAAATTAGACGCTATGCTAGAAATAAGAAAATTCTTATGGGCAGAACTATTAGAGGCAAAGATATTTGATGAGGATGATTATTATAGCGATAACGTAGGAAGTGCAATAGTCCCTATTATTCCAGTCCAACAATCTCCAGAAATGAACCAATTCTTGAGTGGAAAAAAGCATATAATTTATGACAAGATTGGTCTTTCATACGAGGACAACTGGCTAATATGCTGTGAGCAAATTCTCTTTACAGTTTACTCCACAGATGTCTCAGAAATTAATGAAATAAGAAATTTTATGACCGACCTATTTAGGAGAATGGATGACTCTGCAAAAGATGTAAATAGGTTTGAGTCCCTAAATAACAAGTTTAAATTCCATAGTATTTTTATAGCCGATATATCCCCTACCGAACCATCCGAAGAGCTAAAAGGCTTCCTGTCAACAGACATTATTTTAGAGGCTAAATATTCAAGAATAACAGACCAAACTGGTCGATTTCTTTAAATTGCTTTAGACCTCATTATGCCGTATTATAGGACATGAGGAAAGAAGCCTAGCCAGCTTGAACTTAAGATTTAAATATATATATATTGAAATATAGGAGGAAACAAAACTATGGCACAATCCGTAGGTAATGCAAAAAATATTCTCGTTGGTGCGTCACCACTGTTTTTATCAACAGTTGACGTAAACGATGCAGATTATATTGCTAACGCAGAAGCAGGTGTAGCGGTAGCTTCAGGTGCAACAACAGTTGGTGTACCAGCTTTCGCATCAGGAGTTTCATACACAACTTCATTAAATGCAGTAGATCAAGAAGCAGGTAAGTTTGGATATCGTAACGTTGGTTTTACTAACAACGGTCTTCAAATTACTTACAACCCAACATACGATTCAGTAACCGTTGACCAATTGCTAGATACAGCTAAGCTGTTTAAATCTGCAATGGAGGTTATGATTGCAACAGAAATGTCAGAAGGTACTCTAGAAAACATTGTAGCGGTATTCGGACAGAATGCATCATCTTTATCAACATCAGGAACTGGACTAACTAAGAAAGACGTTTTAGGTCTTGAGGCAGGTTCCCTAGGAGCGGCTCCAACAGAGCGTCAATTAATTGCAGTAGGTCTAGCTCCAACAGCTAGCTCAACCGCATCAGAGCGTGTATATTATGCTCGTCGAGTATTGTCTGTACAACAGTCACAATTCTCACTTGCACGTACCACTCCAACCACATTCCCAGTAACATTCCGTCTTCTACCAGATGCTAACTACTCTGGCTCAGAATACGGTAAGATTATTGACCGTGTGTTAACAGTTTAATTTAACTAATTTAAATTATAGAGGCCCCCATTAATTTGGGGGCCTTTCTATTTGTAGTGATAATACCATTATGTTATAATAATTAAGACAATCCTAGGAGGATAAATTGGCTACAACAGTATACGACATAGAAGAAATTGAACTTCAAAATGGCTCAAAGGTAAAACTAAAACCATTGACTATTAAAGCTTTAAGAAAGTTCATGGCAGAAATTAAAAAAACAGAAACTTCGTCAGGAGAAGACGAAACACTTACAATTCTAATTACAGCATGCGGAATTGCAATTGAATCTC